GTTATTCGCAGGCCTGACGGGTCACGCGAGGACTTGTATTTTGAGGATTACGAGCTTCAAAAAGATACCCTGATCAAGCCGAACGCTAAGTTGCGTGATGTGGTCGAGCTTTGCATGAATGGCGACATTAGCTACGTAGATGTCCGTGAATGGTGCATGGAGAATGATATTTCACTTGGACAGTTCGACAGGTGGCTTTATGGTGCGCTGAGAAAGTCTGATACCCCTTCCCGGGTGAAGCCGAAAGAACCGTGGCCATATCGTGTGGTGGCGGGCTTAAACCGGGTACTGGAGATTCTGCTTGACTCGATTTTGGAGGATTTTATATGAGATGTTGTCCGGTATGCTATTCAAAAGTGAGGCCAACTGTATACGGAACAGCGACCACTGGGACAAGCCTGGAAATCAAGTATAAGATTCAGTGTCGGAATTGCGGATTTGGATGCGATAAAGCAGGCAGTGTCATAGTGCAATATGATGAAGAAACGATGAACCCAATAGCAGATGATCATGGCTTACGGAAACTTATTAGAGACTGGGATTCTATTTTGCGAGATCCTGATAGAGAAAGGCTGGCTGATATATGAAGTACACATTTTGGTTTGAATGTACCGACAATGGTGGTGGGCATCAGGCTTTTGAAGTCAAAGCAGAGAATAAGCAGGAGGCCATCAAGAAGGGCATGGCGTTTGCAAAGAAACATGCTTCGGGTGATATCTGTGGGGATTGGGAGTGCAAAATGATATCGGAGTGGACAACATGAGCAACGACTTCGGAGCACTTACGATACTTGCACCTAAATGCCAGAAGTGTCCGAAGGTGGAAACTTGCGACCATAAGCAACTGGCTCATCTCGGATACATTATCCCGATCGAGGATATTGGCATCAGCATGGTGGCCCAAAGGGGCAATGGAAAGAGCCTCAGTCAGCTCGAAATAGTGGATTCACTGATGAAAAGGAGATTTAATTATGAAAATCGTTGAACCTAAGTACGAAATCCTCACTGATATCTCTGAGGGCGGCATCAAGGAGCTGCAGCAGATCGAGCGCGTTGCCCGGGTCTGCTACAAGAGCGAGGATAAGATCACGCCGGATGGTGAGTCGGCAAAGAAGCTGGTGGGCTTTCTGGTGAAGCAAGGGCATGAGGCCATGCTTGAGCATTCTCAGCTGAGCGTGCTGTTCACGTGCGATCGTGGCGTGGCCAATGAGCTGGTGCGGCACCGCATTGCGAGCTTTGCGCAGGAGAGCACCCGGTACTGCAACTACTCAAAGGAGAAGTTTGAGGGTAGCATTACCGTCGTGGAGCCGTTTTATATCGATAAAGAACAGAATCGCCTGTTCTATCGTAAATGGGTAGAATCCTGCGAATTGGCAGAAAAAACTTATTTTTTGATGCTTATGAACGGCTATCGTCCCGAACAGGCTCGTTGCGTGCTGCCGTTGTGCCTGAAGACCGAGATCGTGGTGACTGCCAACTACCGTGAGTGGCGCAACATCTTCAAGCTGCGTACTCCCGTGGCGGCCCATCCTCAGATGAGAGAACTGATGTGCCCGCTGCTGAAGGAACTGCAGAGCAAGATCCCGGTGGTGTTCGATGATATTTACACGTACTGGCCGAATGATGACCAGACGGGAAATGAAAGTGTGGAGAAGTAATGCGAATTGTGCTGCTCGCAAGCATTATTTTACAAGCTATCGCAATTGGAATGTCTTTTGCTGAGAACATCGGTAAAGAAAAACAGAGAATCATCAGATATACAGGATGGTTCTTGCTTTTGATTTACATGGTATTTGGTTGAGGTGATTAACTATGAAAAATCGTATTATTTGCGTCTTTGCATGTCTGATGATGATCGTGGGCTGTATGGTTCTGTGCAGCTGCTCCGAAGCGGATAAGGTGAATCGGAACATTTCCAAGCAGGCTAACTATTTTGAAGCTGAGCGCCGGATCACGGTCTATAACGCACGTACGGATAATGTCATCCTTGAAATGGAAGGCGCTATGTCCATCTCGAACAATGATAACAATGAACTTGTGTGCACGGTGAAGACCGGTCCGAACGAGTATAAGAAAAACTACATTTATCTGAACGAGTACACCATGTATGTTGTTGAGGATATCACCGGTACTCATACCGATCCATACCACTATAAGCTCTATTTCCACACGGATATTCTGCCGGACGTGGAGGTAAGGTCGTGATGACTACACACAAATTTGTAAATAATATGGGAGATGCAAAATGCAGCAGAAAACACATGACTTTCTCGTGAGAATGCAGGTGCCGATGGCGACATTCGGTGGAGATCTCATGGGAGAAGCGATTGATTTCGCTATTCATGAAATGCGGAATAATCGTTTTGTCACACTGACAGACATTGAAAATGTACTTAGCGATCGTTTTCACTGCAGTGCAAGTTCAGCGGATGCACGGCTTCGCAGGGCACTGGACGTGACTGAGTTTCGGTGTGGAGAGTATCCGAACCCTGAACTTGAGCGGCTTCGGGCCGAATATCAGGTTGATCGGTGGTCTGTGAAACGGTTCATTTATGCCGCGGCAAGGAAGGTGATGAACGATTTTGACTGATTCTCGGCAGCTTTTTGGCCAAAAACCCACTTCGTGGCCAAAAATTTTTGCAAAAATGGCCACAAAATATTACGATAATATGTAATAAAATTGCCATTTGGCCAAAAACCCACTTTTTTCTTTAACTTAATAAAAATTTTAAAATTTTATATATAGTAATTAAGGATAAAAAACGGGCTTTTGGCCACGGCGAAAGTTTAACGTCTTATCGAGCCGGAAAATGTTACAATATTTTAACCTTGAACTATATCCCCTGACAGTGTAATATAGAACTGCATTAAATAGACGTACTGCCCTTTAATGAAGTACGAGGTGAAAAATATGAACTATATGGATGCGCTTGCAAAAAATTGGCGTGAGCACGATTACTCTTTTGAAGGACGAGATGTTCTTCCGAATGGCGATGAAGTTTGGATCTACACTACATTGGAACTTGGTCTACCAGTGCTATGGGTGAAGCCTCCAGACGGATCGTTTGACTACCGTGTTCTCCATACTCCCGGCTATGATAAACTAACAGGCGAACATTGGTGTTGGAACTGTCATTGCCAGATGGTACATCATGATGATAAATGGCTGTGTCCGAAATGCGGAGATCATATCGATGATAACGACATAGATCTTTTGTCATCTCCGACAGAGGAAGCAAGCTATCCAGACGATGACCTTGAACCAGAACCCGAGTGGTACGACTGATACAGCAAATAAGATATGCCTCTGCGCTAACAACGCAGGGGCTTTTCTTTTGTCCGAAAATAATAAAATCTTGCAAAAATTAGCAAAAACTGACGCGATAAAAACATGCCCTTTTATGGGGGGAATAGAACGCGGCTTGAACGCACTATTCCTTTTATTTTTGGAGGTTTTTATCATGCTCGAAAACAAATTCAAACAGGGATTGACGAAAGAACTGAAAGAACGCTTTCCCGGCTGTGTAGTGGTCCATCTTGACCCGAACGAGGTGCAGGGGCATCCCGATCTTTTGGTTTTGTATGGTTCCACCTGGGCAGCACTCGAAGGCAAGCGCTCAGCAAATGCACCTTATCGTCCGAATCAGGATTATTATGTCCGTCAGATGAATGAGATGAGCTTTGCCGCTTTCATTTATCCTGAGAACAAGGAGGAAGTTCTCAATGCAATGGAACGATCATTCCAGGCTCGTGGGACAGCACGCCTTTCTGGGCGCAAGTAAGTATCACTGGCTGAACTATGATACTCAACGCCTGGTGGATGCTTTCATGAGCTGTCAAGCAAAGGAGAAAGGCACTCGGCTTCATGCTTTTGCAGCAGAGTGCATTAACCTGAAGCAGAAGCTCCCAAAGAGCAAGAAAACCCTCAACGCATATGTCAACGATGCGATTGGTTTCCGCATGGACCCCGAGCAGGTTTTGTTTTACAGCGAAAACTGTTTTGGTACTGCAGATGCCATTGCATTTAACGACAAAGATAATTTTCTTCGTATTCATGATCTTAAAACAGGAGCTGTTCCAGCACATATGGAGCAGCTCTTTATTTATGATGCGCTGTTCTGCATGGAGTATCATGTCAAGCCGAAAGATATTCTTATCGAAAATCGCATTTACCAAAATGATGATGTTCTCATTGAGACACCGACGGCAGATATCATTGATCCCATCATCGAAAAGATTAAAGAATTTGACAAAATCATTGCGGATCTGAGATAAGGAGCAGCGTTATGAATCCAATTGAGAAAGACCTTAAAAACTACTACGGCACGAGTTCCGACTCTGATATTTTGGAGCATTACGGCACAAAGCGCCATTCCGGCCGCTATCCTTGGGGTTCCGGTGATAATCCTTATCAGCACTCTGGTGACTTTCTGTCTCGTGTGGAAACACTCAAGAAGAAGGGCATGTCCGAGAATGAAATTTTAGATCAAATCAATAGCACTCTTCCCAAGGAGTACCAGCTTGGTCTTACCGAATTTCGAGTGGCTCGACGTAAAGCAATCCATGAGCGCAAGGCATCTGAGTATGAGAAAATCGCTGCTTTAAAGGAACAAGGTCTCGGCTGGAAAGCCATCGGTGAAAAGCTTGGTATGAGCGAGTCCAGTGTGCGCTCAAAATATGCAGGCACTGCTGATAAAAAAGCGCAGCGTGCAGAGAATATTGCTGACACGTTGAAAAAAGAAGTGGACAAGAAAGGCATGATCGATATTTCCGAAGGTGCCAATCTTGTAATGGGTGTGTCGCAATCTGAGCTTGACGACGCTGCATATACGTTGGAAGCGGAATACGGTTACAAACGTTATGGCGTAGGTATCCGTCAGCCGACCAACATCCGTCAGCAGACTAACATTACGGTGTTGGCTAAGCCTGAATTCGACCAGAAGTATGCTTATCAGCATCAGGATCAGATTGATTCGCTCGGCGATTATCATTCTGACGACGGTGGCGATACGTTCAAGAAGCTTCAGCGTCCTGCAAGTCTGGATTCAAGCCGTGTTGCCATCCGGTATGGCGATGAAGGTGGTCTGGACAAAGATGGTGTCATGGAAATTCGCCGTGGTGTGCCCGACCTTGACCTTGGCAAGAGTCATTATGCGCAGGTTCGTATCCTTGTCGATGGTGACCATTATCTGAAAGGCATGGCGGTCTACTCTGATGATCTTCTTCCCGATGGTGTGGACATCATGTTCAACACTAACAAGCCTTCCGGTACGCCAAAAATGAAGGTCCTGAAGGAAGCAAAAGCTGATCCGGACAATCCGTTTGGAGCAGCCATCAAAGCCAATGGCCAGAGTACATACATCGGTTCTGATGGAAAGGAGCATCTTTCTCCTATTAACAAACTGAAAGAGGAAGGCGATTGGGATACAATGTCCCGAAATGTATCTTCGCAATTCCTATCCAAACAGCCGAAAAAGCTTATTGAAAATCAGCTGAAGCTTACAATTGCGGATTATCAGGCGCAGTATGATGAAATTATGCACTACAATAATCCTACTGTTAAAAAGAAGCTGCTGAACGACTTTGCCGATACCTGTGAAGGTACGTCCATGACGCTGAAAGCATCGGCATTTCCGGGACAATCGACGAAAGTCATTCTGCCCATCAACCGAATTAAGGAAACAGAAGCTTACTGTCCGACCTATGAGAACGGCACACAGCTTGCACTGATTCGCTATCCTCATGCCGGCACCTTTGAGATTCCGATTGTTACAGTCAACAACAAAAATGTCAGTGGCAAGCGCAATCTTGGACAGATCCAAGATGCTATCGGCATCAATGCCAAGGTGGCAGAGCGTTTGTCCGGTGCAGACTTCGATGGTGATACCGTTATGGTGATTCCTGTCAGCGATAAGGTTCCCATTAAATCTACTCGTCCGTTGGAACAGTTGAAAGGTTTTGACCCCAAGACTGCATATGCAGTTCCTGAAGGCAATCCCAACAACGTGCGTCTCATGAAAAAAGAAGAGAAGCAGCGTGAAATGGGTGTTATCTCGAACCTCATCACGGACATGACTCTTCGTGGTGCGTCTGAAGAGGAACTGGCTCGTGCTGTCAAGCATTCGATGGTTGTTATCGATGCAGAGAAGCACAAGCTGGATTACAAACGCTCTGAGAGGGAGAACGGTATCCAGGAACTGAAAGAAAAGTGGCAAATCCGTGTGGATGAGGACGGTACTACGCATTATGGTGGCGCATCAACGCTCCTGTCTCGGCGCAAGCAGACCATCCGTGTGCCTGAGCGTCGTGGTAGCGTGCGCGTGGATAAAGAAACTGGTGAACTCATTTATAAGGAGAGTGGGCGTGCCTTCATCGATCCGAAGACTAAGAAAGAGCGTATTGCCGAGGATACCGTAAGTCTGATTTCCGAGACAAAGGACGCAAGAACCCTCTCTTCTGGCACTATTCAGGAGAACTTGTACGCAGACTTCTCTAATAAGCTCAAAGCTATGGCAGCACAGGCCCGCAAAGAGGCGGTCAACATGAAGGGCATCCAGCGTGATCCTGAGGCAGCCAAGACATATGCTGCGGAAGTTATGTCACTGAAAGACAAGTACACCACAATGCTGGCCAATAAACCTAAGGAGCGCAAGGCAATGCTGATTGCCAATGCCAACATCAAGGCCAAAATTCAGGAACTGGGCTTAGACCCGCAAAACACTGAGGACAAGAAAGAAATCAAGAAGATTTCTTCTGTTGAAATGCAGCGCGCTCGCGATAAGGTCGGCGCAAGTGGGCAAAAGTCCAAAGTCAGGTTTAGCGACAGAGAATGGGAAGCTATTCAGGCTGGCGCAATTTCCGACAACATGCTGTCAAAGTTCCTGAATTCTTCTGATTCGGATGAAATCGTGAAACGCGCAATGCCCAAAACCACGGCTTCGTTGTCTTCGGCTAAGTTGACCAAAGCGAGAGCGATGTTGCGAAGCGGTTACACTTATAAAGAGATTGCACAGGCGTGTGGCGTTCCTGAATCCACCGTTTATGATGCACTTGGAAAGTGATAACAGGAAAGAGAGGCTTTGAATTATGGTTCGATGCTTTCTGACCACGTTCGATAATCCCTACAATCCGTATGAGCAGTTCGAGCAGTGGTATCAGTATGACATGGATCACGGCTATAACTCGTCTGGCCTGCTTATGCGGCTGGCACAGACCTCTTCTCAGTTCACAGACAATGAAAATGCCTACGAAATTGAGAAAGCAATCAATAAAATCGTGGCAAACGATCCAATTAACATCTACAAGAAGCTCAAAATCGAGATCAAGGACGATACCTGCTATGCACAAAGTGCTTAAGGCCATAGGGAGGGGTCTCAAAATCGACACCCCCCTCTCAAATCGCGCCGGTCTTTGATATTTCCCCGGAGGGAAAATTGATATTTGGGCTTTAAACATGCTGCCGAGGTCTTGGGGTGTAGACTGAGGTTTCGGCAGTTTTTGCAAGGGCTTATGGGGTAAGCGCCTCCTGAGAGCTTTCTGAGTTCATGACGTTCGACCTCCATCGGCATCGGGGCATTCTGTGTTGTTCTCCTTTATACGGAATGTTCGCTTTCTCCCTTCAAATGAAAAGCACTGCCACCACACCCATAAGCCTTTGCAAAAACTGAATTTTAGACAACAAAAGAAAGAGGGCCTTTTGAATGCGACCGAAGAAGAACACACCGGGAGAAGCGGCTGTGGCTTCGGCCCGGCCTGCAACAAGTCCGGAAGCACAGGAACAGTACATGATAAACCTGACCATGCAACTGGTGGAAAGAAGGCTGCGAGAAGGGACGGCTTCCAGTGCAGAAACAACGCACTTCCTGAAGCTGGCTACTATGAAAGCGGACCTTGAAAAGAAAAAACTGGAAGAAGAAAACAAACTGCTCCGGGCAAAGACCGAGACACTGGAAAACGCAAAGGACACCAAAGAAATGTACGCAAATGTGCTGAAAGCTATGGCAAAGTACAATGGCGTTGACGAAGACGAGGCCACAGACTATGAGTTTTAAAAGCTCTTATGCAGCCTGAGTCGTTCTGGCAGTGCTGTTTTTATCTACTTTACAGCAGCGGTTTTTCTGGTAAAGCGCAATATCCTGTGCGAATGGAAGACAGTGCTTTTGACTGGAGCAGTTGTATTGACACCGATGCTGCTTACAGATGACATGTTGCAGAAGAAAGGATTTTTATGATGACGGCATTTGAAGAAATCTGCTTCTGGCTGATGGCGGCGATGCCGTGGATCATGCTTGCATGCTTGTTCACAGACCGAGAACGACTGACAAACAAGCGGTACTGGTGGTATTTGCCTCCTAGTATTCTGTCGCTTTTGACGGCTATTGCGGTCGGGCTTCCACAAATTATTGATAAGTGGTTCGGCGGATTTGGCTGTTGGTGTACGCTGATTTTTACATTTATATGCGCTTACCATGACGAAATGGAAGGCCATAAGAACCTGCATAGTAAGTTGATTTGCCTCTCTATGATCTGCACGGTATTCGCCATGATCTGCTGGGGCGTGAGCTGCTTATGAAGACCTATACTGAACTTTGTCAGTATGCAACGTTTGAAGACCGCTTCCACTATTTGCAACTGCACGGTACGGTTGGATACGACACCTTTGGCTTTGACCGGTGGCTAAATCAGAGTTTTTACCAGTCAAGAGAGTGGCGGCAGTTCCGGGACAGGATCATTGTGCGGGACGCTGGGTGTGACCTTGCGTGCAAAGATCACGAGATCACCGACTGGGTGATACGAAACGGCAAACCCATCCGGCCGCGCATTATTATCCACCATCTGAACCCGCTGACGAAAGAGGACGTGCTTCAGCACTCAGACGCACTTCTGGACCCGGAAAACGTGATCTGCGTGAGCGATCGGACCCACAAGGCCATCCACTATGGAGATGATACGATCCTAAAGCCTGCATTTGCCGAAAGACGACCGGGCGACACATGCCCATGGAGGAAATGAAGATGTACCCTGTACGAAAATTCAATGTTGCGGAAGCGGCATACAGCACAAACCTGCGGCTGACGATGGAGGACGTGTTCATCGTATGGTTCAGCAAAACCCTGCAGAATTGGAAGGCGTTGGTGAGTACCACCGTGTCTGACGGTATGTACTACGAGATCACCCACGACGGCGATAAGGGCGAGACCTATCTGGACGCCTACAAGAAGTGGGACAACCAGTGCATTGTAGACTGAGGTGATCGGAAATGGACAGTATCCTTACCTCGGTGAAGAAACTCCTTGGACTTACCGAGGAGTATACGGCGTTTGATGCAGACCTTATTATGCACATCAACAGCGTGCTGATGATCCTGCGGCAGATGGGTGTTGGGCCTCAGGAGGGCTTTGGCATCAGCGATGCAACGGCAACATGGAGCGAGTTTTGCCAGAACAGGGCAGACATTGAAGCGGTAAAGAGCTATACGGCGCTGAAGGTGAAGATGCTGTTTGACCCGCCGCAGAGTTCCAGCACGATGGAAGCGACCAAAAACCTTATCAGCGAACTGGAATGGCGGCTGTATGCCGAGTGCGACAGGGAGGAGAAACAATGCGGATGCTGAAGTTTGCCGTGGAAGGGCAGCAGCTGGCAAAGCGCGGTGATTTTGCCGGCGTGACAGCCGGAAGCAAAGGCTATCTGCGCTGCCACTTTGAGCAGAGTGACCCGGAGTGGCTTATGGCCAAGAAAATTGCTGTGTTCAATGACGAATATGCGGTGACTGTGAGCGCGGAAGGTGAGTGCGCCGTACCCGACGAGGTGACGGACGGAAAAAGCTTTAAGGTGTATCTTGCTGGCCAGAATGGCAAGACGCGGATGATGACAAACAAGGTACTGATCGAGCAGGTGAAGTGACATGGTGGATTTGGACAAGCAGTTTGCAGCAATGGCAGATGTGAGCGAAGAAGATACCGCTTACGATTTTGTGATCGATGAAGACCTGCGAGTGATCGCTGTGCCAGAACGCGGTGTGGTGCTGGGCGTTGAGGGAGATAAAGACGCGAACCGCATCCGATTTAGAATGAACAAAACATGGCGCGGATACGATATGTCGAAGTTTGACCTGCGCATCAACTACCAGAATGCAAACGGTGACAAAAACTATTACACGGTGACGAGCAAACACACTGAAGGCAATGTGGTGGTGTTTGACTGGATTGTGGCGGCGGATGCTGTAGCGTATCAGGGCGATGTGTTCTTTATTGTGGTGGGCCTTATTACCACTGGCGGAATGGTGAACTGTGCGTTCCACACGACGCTTGGCAAGGCAAAATGCCTGGAAGGCCTGGTGGTAGACACAAAAACTGACATTCCTGAGATCCGGGACTTTATGGCGACGCTGAAGGCGGAAGTGGAGGCATACGGACAGACCTTTGCGAATGCCGCTGCCGCCAGTGCAAAGGCAGCAAAGGCCAGCGAAACAACTGCTGCCAGTTCGGCCAGTGCGGCAAAGACCTCGGAGACAAACTCCGTGACCAGTGCGAAGGCCGCAAAAACGAGTGAAACGAATGCCAGCACCAGCGCAAGCGCAGCAAAGACTAGTGAAACGAATGCCAGCACCAGCGCCGCCAGTGCTCAGGCCAACGCAAAGAAAGCCGAAGCGGCGCGAGATGATGCCAATACCAGCAAAACCGCAGCTGCTAACAGTGCAGCAGCCGCAAAAAAAGATGCCCAGACAGCATCCAGCGCGGCCAGCACTGCCACAGGTGCGGCCAGCACTGCCAGCACCAGCGCAAGCGCTGCCAAGACCAGCGAGACCAATGCGGGCACAAGCGCATCCAATGCGAAGGGCAGCGAAACAAAATCCGGTGAATACCTGCAGGCCACAAAGGAATATTTCGAGCAGGTGCGCACCATTACGCTGGGCGCGCAGGGCTGGTATGAGACCTCAGACGCCCTGACTGCTGCGGTGCCCGTGGGTGAAAACGGCTGGTGGGCTGTGGTGGGCACCACGGACAGCATCTGGGTATGGGACCGCGACACCAATGCCTGGCGTGACAGCATGGTGACGGTAAACATGAGCGACTACTACACCCGCACGCAGGTGGATAAAAAGCTGACTGACAAAGCAAACAAGACCGCCGATGACCTGAACACGATGATCAACGCGCTGACCACCGATGCTTCGACCCCTACTGATGCGGACTACTATGTGAGCCAGTACGTTGGCGGCGGCACCAGCACCACCACCTTCCACCGCAGGCCCATGAGTATGCTGTGGGCGTACATCAAGAGCAAGGCGGAAAGCGTATTTGCGGCCAAGAATCACGCGCACAGCTACGCGGGTTCTGCATCTGCAGGCGGCAGTGCTACCAGTGCTGTAAAACTTGACACTGCGACGGCGGGCAGTGCTACCAAGCCGGTGTATTTTTCTGGCGGCAAACCCGTTGCGTGTACCTACGAACTGAAAAAGACCGTACCCGCAGATGCGGTGTTTACGGATCATACCTACGACGCTGCAACCGCAAGTGCGCTTGGCCTCGTGAAAATTGGCTCGAACCTTACCATTGTCAGCGGCCTGCTGAGCCTGACAAAAGCCAATGTCACAGCGGCATTGGGCTACACACCGCCGACAACCAACACTACCTATGGCAATGCCACCCAGCGCGCGGCGGGTTTGATGAGTGCTGCCGACAAAAAGAAGCTGGACGGGATCGGCAGCGACATCACCACTAGCGGTACAAATTATATTAGATTCAGTGATGGCACACAGATTTGCTGGCTCAAATTCGGCGAATGGCCTCGCAAGGAATACGATCCCTATTTTCAGTTTCCTGTGCCATTTGCTAACACAAATTATGGTGCCGGTTTTACTCTTGGCACCAGCATAAATTACAGCTCCAACGTAGAATGTTACGTATTCGATCGTACTACTACTGGATTATGTGTGTCCAATTCCTATGAAGGAAGTATTGTCGTCATAGGTCGCTGGAAGTAAAGGAGGTGCAGCATGGAAATCAAAATAGGATATGCCCTTGCAAAACCTGTGGAGACACAGGCGCAGTGCGATGCATACACCGCTATGGTGGAAGCAGTAAACGCCCACAATGCCGCCTGCGCTGTGGGCGATACGTTGTGGAGCATCGCGGATAAAACGGGCTGCTACGAGATAACTGACGGCGGAGTAAAGTCTGACCCTGCGGACCAGCCCAAACCGGAGCCGACACTTAAAGAGAAGCTGGAAGCACTGCAGGAAGATAACAAGATGCTTAAACAATGTCTGATGGAAATGTCGGAGATTGTGTATGCATAAAATCACACAAAAATTAGAAAGGATGGTACGTATGATGGCGATGCTGTGGGCACAGGAAATCATGTCTGCTGAGACTATGGATGAGGCAAAGGCTCTGCATGAGCGCTGCCCCCGCCTGCTGAAGGAGAAGGTGAAAGCCATTCTGGTGAAGAGCGGCTTTGAGGAGATCACGCAGTAAGGAGCGGAGGACAAGGCGAACGCTGAGGAAATTACGGAGCAAGGGTCTGTAAAGGCTGATACATAAAACAGGAGCTGAAAAATCAAAATGGCACTCTCGAACACGGCAACGCCGATCTACTACGGCCGGTTCCGGGAGGCCGTGATGCGCGGGGAGATCCCAGTTTGCAGAGAGATCAGCATGGAGATGAACCGGATCGACGACCTGATCGCAAACCCGGGCATCTACTATGACGATAAGGCCATCAACGGCTTTATTGCGTTCTGCGAGGACGAGCTGACCCTGACCGACGGCGGCGATGTGAAGATGCTGGACAGCTTTAAGCTGTGGGCAGAACAGATCTTTGGCTGGTACTACTTTGTGGAGCGGAGCGTGTATGTGCCGAACCCCCACGGGGCAGGCGGACACTACGAGACCAAACGCATCAAAAAGCGTCTGGTAACGAAGCAGTACCTTATTATCACACGTTCGGCCGCAAAGACTATGTATCTGGAGTTCTTGCAGGCATACTTTATGACCGCCAACACGAACACCACCCAGCAGCTGACCACAGCGCCTACTATGAAGCAGGCCGATGAAGTGCTGGCACCCTTCCGCACCGCATTGGCGCGGGCAAAAGGGCCGGTGCTGAAGTTCATGACCGATGGCAGCCTGCAGAACACCACCGGCGCGAAAGCAGACCGCGTGAAGATGGCAAGCACGAAGAAAGGCATTGAGAACTTTGTGACCAACAGCCTTTTGGAAGTGCGCCCCATGACCATCGAAAAACTGCAGGGCCGGCGCGACACGGTGGCTACCGTGGACGAATGGCTAAGCTGTGACATCCGGGAAGATCCCATTGGTGCCATTGAGCAGGGCGCGGCGAAAAACGAGAACTACCTGATCGTTGCGGCAAGCAGCGAGGGCACGGTGCGTAACGGATGCGGCGACGACATCAAAATGGAGTTGCTGAGCATCCTGAAGGGGGAGTACGTAAACCCACATGTCTCTATCTGGTACTACAAGCTGGACAGCATTGAGGAAGTGGGTCGACCGGAGATGTGGCTGAAGGCAAACCCGAACCTTGGCAAGACCGTGAGCTACGAGACCTATCAGCTGGACGTAGAAAGAGCCGAAAAATCGCCCAGTGCCCGGAACGACATTCTTGCAAAGCGCTTCAATCTGCCGATGGAGGGGTACACATACTTTTTTCCGTATGAAGAGACCCTTTGCCACCGACCGAGAAGCTACTGGCAGATGCCGTGCGCCATGGGCGCGGACCTGAGCATGGGCGATGATTTTTGTGCGTTTACGTTTTTGTTTCCGCTTTCAAGCGGATATTTTGGGGTAAAGACAAGGGACTACATTACCAGCTACACTCTGAGCCAACTGCCCGTGAGCCGAAGAAACCAGTACGAAGAGTTCATGAAAGAGGGGACATTATTCGTATTTGACGGCACGGTGCTGGACATGATGCAGGTGTACGAAGACCTTGATAACTTTGTGCAGCAGAACCAGTACGACGTGCGGGCGTTTGGCTACGACCCATACAACGCGCAGGAATTCGTAGAGCGCTGGGGGCAGGAGAATGGCACCTTTGGTATTACGAAGGTGATTCAGGGTGCGAGGACCGAGAGCGTGCCGCTGGGTGAGCTGAAAAAGCTGAGTGAACAGCGAAAATTGTTGTTTGACGAAAAGCTGATGCAGTTTGCAATGGGCAATTGCATTGCACTGGTGGACACTAATGGCAACCGGAAGCTTTACAAGCAGCGGCAGGACCAGAAGATCGATGCTGTGGCAGCTATGATGGATGCTTACATTGCGTGGAAGCAGAACCGGGATGCATTTGAGTGATTAAGATTCTTGCTTCTTTACCCTGTGATGCTGGGGAAATGGGTTTACTATGGTTTGATGTGGTGGAAGCTTTATTCCAAGATCAGCTGCTTGTTTTTCTTTCTCAGGAGAATGAACACGGTTTTCTCCAAGATTTCTTATGCTTAAGTCGTGTTGACGAAGAACCGAGTCATACTCATCAGGAC